AGTTCAAGCCATGCAACAGCGAAATACATCCAGTTGACAAAGGTGTTCATTATGATGGTGGCGAATTGACCGGATGGATTACCGCCATGGATAATGTAGACACCATCTAGACATTGGTGGACTGTATGTATAATTTCATCAACGAGAGTGTTGACGACAACGGTATCTTCATCATTCCAATCGGGAGCGGATTGCATGTAGTGATTCCAAAGCTCAGCAAAGAGGAACATAATTTGGGGTGAAAGAGTACCATCGAATCGTCCGAAATCACCAGCGAAGCCAATGTTAGAAACTTCGAAAAGATAAGACATCATGTCGTGATAATCAGTGCTCTCGCAGTCCATGCCTACGGAACTAGGAGTGAAAGAATAAGAGGAGTAAAAATCGGCGAAGAAATCAAGTCCAAACATGCGTCCAGCCATGGTGAAATCGACTGGACCGTTAGCTATAATGCGAGACTTGCGCATACGAATTTTTTCAATGGGACGAAGCTCATCTTTGACGACATCTTGCCAACGGCTATCAGCAATACGTAAACCCTGGCGGGCTAACTGGATGCGTTCTTCAAGACGAGTAATTAAGAGGGGGGAGGGTTGGGCAAGAGGTTTTTCACCGATAAAAAGATCGCGTTTAGTAAGTCGCTGAGTAGAAAAAGGGAGACCGGCAGAACTAGCGAAATTGAGGCTTTTATGAAAGGGCAGACCGGGGATTCCATTAATAGCGATGTCATGATGGTATTTCTTGGGAGTACGGGAAGGTTTGCCCCAATAATCAATAGCACCATCGAGAGCAACTCGGAGAAGATGAGTTGGAAAAGGACCAGACTGCTTAGAATATTTAGCGACGCCGTTGAGTAGAGGGGAAGTGCCAACGAAAGGATCACGTGGGCGTGGATCACGGGGGGAGAGCACAGCTGGTTCTTTATCACTGGGACCAAGGCATTCAAAATAAGGGGAAGGAACTAGGGAGGTTTGGGTGGGAGCAAAGACTTGATCTTTCTTTTCAACACGGCCAAGAAGGGAGAAACATTGGGAGGAAGAATTAAAAAGACGAGGTTGTTCTTGAACGACGCAAGGAGGAAGGTCAGTAATACCTTGGATAGAGCCGGAATGGGTTTGGAGAAAGGGAGTAAGATCAGCTTGAAAAATAGGCTCGGAATAACCACGTCCAGTACCATCAACCATTCCTACATGAATACCAAGGATCTTGCGAGTTGTGCGTTTACCGCATCCGATGACAAGACCACCGCAATCACCATTTTGGGAAGGTGCGAAGTAGGAATAAGAGTTAATGTTACGAAATTCATAATCAGACTCCTTATTAGCGGCGTAAGTTGCTTCCCGCTGAGTTTCATAGAACACATTAGCGAGAACAAAAGTTTCGTAAAGGAAGGAGCCAAGGGATTCATGATAACGAGCTGTAAGAAGAGCACCAGCTTGTTCATCGTGGTAACCAAGATCATCATCAAGCATAAATTGAGAGATGTTGTTTTTAGCGGCAGGAACACGTGGGCCAAAATTGTAAACAACAACATCGCGTTCGCGATCGTTGAGGAAACCAAGCTCATGAATCATAGATTTTTCAAAAAGAACAGTAAATGTAGGTCCGGTAGGAAATTGAACTATCATAGGTTGATCTTTAATGTAATATTGAGAAGATTTAAAAAAATGTTTAGGTATAAGAGCGTAAGTGCCAGCAAAACGAAAAGCGTTAAGAGTGCGATTATTAGTTTCAGGAAGAATGACTTTACATAAATAAGGCTGAAAACGATCGGCGATTTCACGAGGAGAATTAACATCATAAGAAATAGAAAATTGACGGAGAGCATTTTCAAAAGAATGACCGGTAGCTTGTTCACGTCGATTAATAGTACGAACGACTTGATTACGGCGTTTGTGATTATATTCGTAACCTTTACCGCCAGCAGAGTGAGAAGAACCAAGATCGGGATAATGTACGAGGCCATCAGTAATTATTTCAGTAGTGGAATTATCTTCACTATCACCTCGAAAATATTGCCACAAAGCAGTGAGTGCGGTAAAAGTGGCAAAAATACCAATAGTGGCAACGATCGTAACAATGTTGGGATGATCACTAGTGAATTTCATAAATCCCAAGGAATAATCGGAGGCAAGTTGAGAAATGGTACGCTCTTCAGCATCTTCATCGGGATCATTATCGCGGTGTAGAACAGCTTCAGCTCGTTGAACAAAATTACCACTAGCTATGGCATTAAAGTCAACAGGTTCAGAACCAGAAAAATTGATAGGTTGAGAGGTTTCAAAGAGGGGACGGCGATGACGACCAGAAAAGTAGTCGGAGCAATTAAATTCGTCATGAGGAACTTGACGGCGCAAAACTACACCTTCGGGGGAAGCAGATTGAATTTGGAAATTATGCGCTAGATCAGCACGGGGTGGGCGTGTTTCAACGGCAATATCGGAAAAAGTGAAATCGCGAGATTGAAGGTAGCGCATGATGGTATGTTCACCTTGGTTCATTTGGGCTGTACCAAATTCTTGGCGAAGTTTTTCAACGAGCGGCATGCGTTTGTAAAGTTCCATAAGTTTCTTTTGATTAGTAACGTGGGCGAGATAAATTTTATGAGTTAGGCGCAGGGCATCAGCAGTTTCCATAGGTTCAGAAAGCCAAGCATCAGCGGCAGGTTCAACGCTAGAGTGGAGGCGCCAAGTGAGATAAGAGACATCAGCCTGCTGTTCTTCGGTAAGAAGGTGGTATTGAGGAACACCGTCGATACAAAATTCAGGTTTAACGGAGACGTGCCAAAGAACATTACGGCGACGCCAAAGAGCAGAGTCTTCTTGCATGCCGACAATTTTAGGAAAAGGAACGTTGGTAGTAAGTCCAACGATTTCAGAAAGAAAAAGAGCACCCTTGATTCCAAGAATGGGTTTATCAAGACTGGGCATATTGAGTCCCTTAGGAACGTTGCTAACGATAGTGAGAAATTCACGAACAAGAGCCTCTTCATCAACAGAGTTGAAAGCGAAAGCATCGTCGAAGAGGGTACATCGTTGTCCATTATAACGGGACCAAAAGACGTCAGAAAGATCACGGGTGTAGATAAGATTAGCATCGCCCCAACCTTTAGGTCGTAAAAGTTTACATATTGCAATAGCAATAAGAGACTTGCCTTGATTAGGAGGTCCATAAAGACAAAAAGAGAAGGGAACTTCGCGAAAGGCAGTTTCACCTTTGGCTTGAGAGAGAAGGCCAAGAAGTTCTTCAACGATTTTGCAATCAGCGAGAAAGAGAGAAGCAAATTTAGGGGAAATTTCGGGTTTATTGAGAATGGTTGCGATGTAGCGATCCATATCAACACAAACGGCTTTGAACTTCTCTTGAGTTTCGGGATCAAATTTGAGAAGACGGATGTATTCGGGAGTATTGTGCAAACGCACGCGAGAATGGAAATCGGAATATTCATATTCAAGAAATTTCTTCCAAGCAAAGGAGGGACAAAGAGCGGAAACCCAGGCGTCGCAACATTTAGGAAGCCAGGAAGAAAGAGTAGGGATAAGTTCACGAATATTACGGACGGTAGGAACAATAGTGTTAAAAGTCCGACACCAATCAGTAACGTCCTTAATATTTTGTTTGGAGGGGAGAGATTTAGTGAAAACAGCACCGAGAAGAGCTATAAGGATATTAGAATCCTCAACAGCTTGAGAGGACCCACATTCGTGGAAGATATTCTCTTGAATTTCGCCCAACACAGCAGGTGTTAAAAATGGGTGCGGCACAGGTGTAGCATTGGGAAAAAGATATTGAGAGAATTGTTGGACAACGAGGGAAGGAACGTGAAAACGTTTAAGAAGGCGGAGACAAGACATAGAAAAAGTGTAAATGTCATTGGTAAAAATGGCTTTTAGAAAGTCGATAAAAAGGAGAGAATCATCAAAAGCACATTCAGCGTAGTCAGGAAAAGTGTTGGTAGCGAAATTAATGAATCCAGAAGAAAGGTTTTGGAATTTATCAGCGAGAGAAGCTATTTTATCGGACGCGTTGGTAAAAGAATCGATAGCGGTATTAAGACGGTCGGGAATACCAAGGCCAAAAACTTGGGAAGTTGCACGTTCGCTAATAGGGGCATAAGCGGAGGTGAGAATAAGAGCGGTAAGGAGACCAGACTGCGGAGTGCCTTGTTCAACAATAAGAGGGGGAGGGGGAGGAAGAAGCGTATGAATAGAATCGGTAGATCCAATATCCCGGGTAGGAATCTGTTGATTGTCGAATCGAATGACAAAATCGCGAGGAATAGTAGGGTCACGAGGAGGAGGAATGACATAACATCCTAAGGGAGCCTCCAGAGAAAAATATTCACAGCGTTTACGGACCTGAGGATCAGGCCGAAAATCGGTGCGAGGAGTAATAGTAGACCCAACGATGTTGCAGGTTGCAAAAATATCGCGGTCATGGAAAACACATTCAGGAGTGTGTACACCATAACCGTGATTGTGGGCAAAAGTGTGAACATGGGCTGCGTAATTTTCCTTGGTAAAAACAGGAGTAACGTGGATAGTTTTCTCCTCATGAACGACGATCTCATCGGGAGAGGAAGAGAGCTCAGTCACAGGAGAATCCTTATTCGAGGATGTTGATTGGGAATAAAAGTGCTCAAGTCGAGCAGCAATCTCAAATTGTTTTGAAATTTTAGTAGCACGGAGCTTAGTAAGGAGCTCCTCGTCAGCAGTAGGTCGACCATCAGGGGCAGCGTTATTAATAACACTGCCGCAAGTATATTTGTATAAAGGGTGGTCGCCAAGAACGATAGCGGCGGGTAAAGTGCCG